AATTAAAGTTAAAATTATTGTTTAATGCCATTATATGTCTCTCCGTTTAAATTATCTAATTATTATGTTACAGGCTCGCCGTACACATCAATAAAAACTCTAGTCTGACCATCTTGCAAACTAGTTATGTCCAATTGAATCCAATCACCTTGAGTTACTTTCTCACCATCTACTACAAAAGAAACTGTAGCATTTGTATCACCATCTCCAAATGTAGAAACAGCAGGTTTAACATTGAATATACTATTTAATGTTGATAAGGTAGTTCCTATCTTAATATCTATCTCAAAAGTTCCACCTGTAGGAGCAACATCTGCATTAGCTCCCCCATGTAGTACATATATTTGTGCATTAACAATACTAAAGTCCCTACTAGCTTTAAATAGTCCTACCCTTGTTAGTGTATTGGTGTTAGGTGAATATTGCTGTAAATTGGCTAATTCACCAATAAACATCTCTACTTTAGATGCACCTGCTGTTAAGTCTGATATTCTCTGCTCATGATCGTCCTGATTATCCTTAGTAGTTTGAAACAGTTTTTTCTTAACTGCTTTACCTACCTCAATATCGGCTGCATCAATTGGTGTAAATGCCATGTTGTCTCCTAGCTTATTAAATTGATATGGTTAGTTGTCTCATCGGAATCAATGATTCCATTATCGTCTGTTATATGACTTGATATTAGTAATCCCTCAGTAGTTTGAAGGCTAAATTCGGCAGATAAATCGTCTGATATAACTGCTGATCTATTAAATAGATTACCTAGATCTGATATAGTTAACTTAATACCCTTACCAGATCTATCTATACCTATTACTATTCCTACTTTATTTCTACTAGTTATATCCCCTAACCTGTTATACATTCTTCTAAAATTTAATCTAATCTTATCGCCCATTGCTATATCAGATAATAACAGACTAGAATCTATTGTTACTACTGACTGACTTAATGAGTTAAAGTATATATGTCTTTCTGTTAATTCTAATGCGTCATTATCTCTGTATACAAATAAATCTAATTCGGCAGTATTACTACTGGTTTCAAAGTCAGATACAAAAGTGCTAGTAAACTCTACAATCTTAGTAGTTTCATCTAATACTATAGGATCAAAATCCTTAAATCTATATCTAGAAATTGCATCCTTAAATAAATTAGCTGATCTAGATTTTAGCTCAAACTTAATCTCATCACCCTGCTCTACCGTTCTTAAAGTCTGAGTTTCTAAACTAACGTCTAATATATTATATGTCATCTGTAATTCATTATTTAATACTAATGAGCCGAATATTGAAGTATTTATGTCATTAACTATACTTCTAACACTAGATAAGGATTGGCTTCTTATACTTTTAGGTAAGGCCATACTCATTAAAAAGTTAGCATCCTGACTAGCCTGATCAAATCCTGTAGCATCTACGAAATCGCCTAGGTCAGTTTCGTCTAATAAGTCTTTTATAATTTCGGCACCAGTTTGAATCCAATCACCTTCAGGAGTTCCGTCTTTAGTTTTACCTAGAACGTCACTAGATATATTACTATCGTCAGTTATTAAATCCGGTTGACGTATCACAGCCGTTTCTGTTACGGTTACATCAGTCCAAGGAGTTCTTAAAATTATAGTTTTCTCATCTACAGATAGTATTTCTAGGAATTCTGAGTCTGCATCGTTTGACTTTTTAATCCAATCCCTAGAATTTAACACCTCTCTAAAATCAATATCGGCTACTGTGGTAAGACTATGGCTACCATTAGTAAATGTTACATCTACAAAGCTAGGTAGCGACCTATTCTTAGCAACATTAAATTCTGATAATTCAGAAATTGTAACTGAGGCTTGAGAGGCAGTATTCGATATACTTATAATGTCATCCAGAGGTAGTTGTTTACCTTCTATATATACTCTTAGTACAGCCCTTTTAACGACTGATACACCTGCGCTCTCTAAGCTAGTTAGGTTAAACTTAGTAGTAATCCTATTACCACTAACTCTCCTCACCTCAGCAACTTGTGACCCTATGTCTATAATATCGCCTGCTTCTATTTCCGTTGAATCAGTGACATTAATTCTATTTAATTGTGGATGACTTACTAGTGTAGTAGTTACCTGTTTTATAGCATGACCTGCTACTAGATATTCTCTATTCTTTTTACGCCAAGGCCTATCTGGTAAATTAGATATAGTTGAACCTGTATGTAATGTTTGTATTCCATCACTATCAGATACAGTAAAATTAGTATTACTGGATATACTTTCTACAGTATATTCTGTACCATTAATAGTTACAATATCATTAGGGCTTAATTCATCCAGAAGAAGACCTCCTGTAACAGTAACAGTTAAAGACCCAATAACAGTATTTGTTGTGCTCCCTGTTAGTTGGTATCCAGCACCAATTTGATCTATTGATCTAATTAATAAGCTATCAAGTTTACCGTATATTCTTCTTTTATATTCACCTATATACTGCTCAGATACACCACTGTTTTCGGTGTATGCAGATAAAGGTATTTTCTGATCTAGTTTAAATATACTATCCTGTATTTTAAAAGTAACATCTCTATCAGTAAAATTCTTATCTACAATAAAGCCCTTATATATTACTTTAGCCAGACTAGGTAATAGTTCTCTGTTATATGAATATACTTCTGCCGTTTTCTGCTCAAACTGAAATACATCGTATATATTATCAAAGTACCCATCTGTATTCTCTAGGAGAAGATTACCTTTACCCGTTACAGATATACCTTGCTGATCTGTTCCAATCTCTGATTTAAATCTAGGTGATAGCCTAATTCTCGGCTCGTACTCAACCTGTTCACCATTATCAGATAGATCCCATGAAAGATTTATTGGAAGATCAGAAAAGAAAAGCCTATATTCTATAATAGCTTTTTCACTAGCTAGATCGCCTGAAGTAGAATATAAATAAAGAGTACTCGTTTTAATATCAAAATAAAATTCTGTAGCATTAGTAACCTCTACGATAGAATTAACTCTTGTAAGTTTAACATCCAATAGTTTAACATTAGATACAAAATTACTAGTTACTCTTTTGTATACATTACCACTATGTAATGTAAAGTTAAATAACTGCTGAAATGCATGAACATGTGCTAAGGTTATCTTCTCACTTATCATTGCATTTGCGTATTCTGAATATGTTTGAAATTTAGTACTCAATTAATCCCTATGGTTTTGGATACTTAGTTTTAATAACTTGCCTAGCTGCTTCTATTGCATCAATGGTAGGTTGATCACCTTCCCACATAGCTACAATCAACTCATTAATAGAGGGATATTCTGACTCCCTTAATTCCTGATATCCATTAGCCAATCTAGCTATCTTATAAGGATGTGCGTCACATTCTATTTGAGTCATTAATACTAACTCAGTGGTATATTTGTAAATATAATCACCAGCAGAATCGGTTAGTACAGCATCATCTACCTCTGTATCATATTCTAAATCTTCCTCCCAAGAATGCCCTAGGATTGTCTCATTGTCTAATTTTAAGTACATCATATCTTACTCCACGAAAGTTGGTTTTACATTTAGCTCTAAGTCGCCCGACATAGCCCAATCTGATCTAGCAATAGCATTACTAACTCTCAAGTCACTTGTTCCAGATAAAACTAACCCGTTAGATGCATTAGACGTGAACGCTGTCACCGAAAATGATTGGAACGGTCCAGTTACCCATGTTATACCTGCAATGACGACAATAATCGATGCTGCAGCTATGGATATATTTCCTACTACATTAAACCTTAAAAACCAGTTACCTTGCATATCCCGGTAAGGTCTCCCTATAGCAGCGGTAGTAGTCCAATTTGTTGCTGTAGCTGTCATACCATAGCTTTTTAAGATTGTCGTTATGTTATGATTAACTATGAACCATTCTGTTCCATCACACTGAATCTCCATAAAACAGTTCTTAAAGTCAAGATCTACAGAAGTAAATCCATCAATAGTTTCTGCGCCCTCACCGTCCACTGTAACTTTACCTTTCTGAGTCGATGTATTTTTAATAACTATCTTTCTATTGGAGTTATCAGCCGCGGTAGGTAAAGTGATTGTTCTGGTCGCTGTGGTGTCGTCTACTAATATAGTAGTAAACCCATCACCATCAACAATTGTGTAGTTTGCTGATTTAGTAGATACTGATTCAGAAGATCCTCCTGCACCAATATCACCATCAATGATAGCATCGTCTAATGTTTTATTTATACCACTAGCTGTGACATAAACTTTAGTATCATTAAGAAGCTGTGACTTAGCACCACCTGCACCTGTAAGTTCGGCTTCGGTTTTAAAATCTTCGTTTTGTAATTTACCTGCCATAATTATTTCCTAATGTAGTTAAAGTCTATACTTTGTGCATTAGCAGGGGCCGTAGTAAAAGTTACGTTTGCTCCTGATAAAGTATAATCTATTGTTAATTGTTGCTCTAATCCGTTTATATAGATCCATAATGCACCAGAACCTATAGGCGTATCAGCTAAGGCAAATACTGTAGTACTTCCATTTCCTGAAGAAGTATTCCTTCTAAATTCATTTGGATCAAACCATTTCCCTAAATTCTTAGACATTACCTATCTCCTAGTATTCGTAATTAAAAACAACTTTATCACCGTCAGCCAAATCTGAGGCTAGATCTCCTGCGAAAGTTACTCTTGTATTAGTTGTTACTATTGACTCTGTGAAGTCAGCAGTAGGTTCTTGAGATGGTCCTCCTACAGGAGTTACATGTAAAGAATTGGCTAAAATCGGCTGAGCTAACTCAATATACCCATTAGATATATTTGTACCATTTAATGTAATAACCTCTCTACCTTGACTAGATCCTGACCCTGCAGCAATCGCAGTATCCATTTGACCCTTATTAACAGCCTCATCGTTAGATGTACCATTAGATAGTCCTGTAATCTTATTAGAACCCATCGCCTGAGAGCCTGTATAGGCTACTGAGCCATCTTTCTTTATAACATCAGCATCATCAGCCTTAGCTGCTAGAGCGTCAAATACCCCATCTGAGGAGACAGAATTAGCTGAATTACCGTCAGTTGGAGCTGAATCTAGTGTTCTATTAACTTCGGCACCAGTAGCAATACCTGCTAGTTTAGTATTTTTAGTATCAGTATAAGCATTTGCCTCAAGCTCATAAGCAGATTTAATCTCGGCACCTGTCTGATCTGCTGTAGCACTTGTCTCAATAGCAGCTAACTTACTTTGTTCTGCATCTGAGTATTCATTCGTGTCGGCGTTATTCTCATAAGCCGCCTTGATTTCGGCATCAGATTGATCAGCAGTTGCAGAAGCTTCAATACCCGCAAGTTTTGAAATTTCGGCAGCAGTTGTATATTTGTTAGTTGTAACAGCATCTGAAATATCATCAGCATCTAGAACTACTATACCTGTTTGACTATTTACCGAATTTATAGCATCAACATTATCAGCTCTATTCCACACACCATTTGCAAAATAAGCCCAATCTCCTGCACTCCAAGCAGCTTCACCATCTAGAGAGGTAGATCCGGCAACATTAACAATATACAAATCATTAGCAGTACCTGTAGACGTGACTAGGGTTGGTGTGTTAGTTGTAGCATTCCAATTACCTTTGACTGTAAATACAGCAGGAATAGCCGGAATAGCAGCAATTTGATCATCTACATATTTCTTATTAGAAACATCCTCATCAGCACTAGGTGCAGCTGAAGGTATCTTAGGTGTACTACTAAATTCTATCTCATCACTAGCATTAATCTTAACAATATCTATATCGCCATTATCAGCATTATTACGTCCTCTTAAAGCCCCATTATTACTTAATTTTACTTTGGACTCGTTTACGGCATCATCACTGAGCCACTTGGTATCAAACTTTGACATTCTTTAATCTCCTATTTATTATTAACTAAAATATTTTATTCTTACTACATCGTCTTCTACTAGGACTCCATCAAGTCCTAAACTATCCCAATCAAATATAGCTCCTGTGATTGTAAAATCTACAGAATAATGTTGACTAGGCCCACTTATTATATCTACTAGAACCTTAGCACTATTGGTAGGTGTGGCAGATAATGTGAATTGTTTTGCCGTTTCTTCACCTGCCGTCACACTATGGTATTCTATATTTTCTACTCCGCCAATAACGGCTACTGCACCAGAATGTGAATACCAGGCAAATACGGACTGTCCTAATGCTGGGGCTGAGGTGAATGTAATAGAGTTTGTAGCTATTACATAATCTGAATCTTGCTGAAAATTACCATCTACATATATAGTTACATGACCATCAGTAGTTGGAGTATTTGCTAGAGTGAATACAGTGTTAACTCCATCCACAGTACCAGTAGGTATTTCTCTAACAGAGATACCAGAAGCATCTACTCCTGCATCACCTTGAGGACCATCTGCACCTTTTGCGCCAATAAATGCACCGTGATCTTTCCAGACCGTACCATTCCAGGTAATGAGGTGTAAAGTCATATCACCACTTAATTCAGCAGGTAAAGCTTGATTAGCCCTGTCATCAGTCAATACAGTTATAGTATATCGATCTAATGAACTAATACTAGGTAATGCCTCTATAGTTATTATCTTAGATTCATCAAAGCTAATAGCTCCTTCATCTACATCTAGGGATTCACCTTTTAAAACTACTATTTCCCAATAGGTAGCATCACTAGGCTCTTGAGATGCTGTAGTGTCTAGGATACATATATAGCCCGAACCTTCAAAATATACTGCATCATTAACTACATATTCTTGAGAAACCCATGCTCCTCGCCATACTCCGATAACACCTTCAGCCGAAAGTATAACTGTATCTGGTGTAGTTTCTGAACTAAATCCATCGAAGAAATTTGTGCGTTTTGTACCCATTATTTAATTTCCCATCTCATATATCTCTACACCATATGGAGTAGTTCCGGCTAATTGCTCAGGAGTCTCATCAATAACTTTTAGATGATCACCATATTCGGCAACAAACACATTATCAAAATCTTTACAAATTGCAAAGAAATTATTAGAATCACTAGCATAGCCACTAGATTCAAATGTAAGCGTATATTCGGCTTCATCCGATTCTGGTAATACTCTTAAGAATACCGTATTTGGAAATCGCCAAGTAAACATTCCATGAGCATATGTTGCTGTTATAGAATTAATTTCGGCAGCAGTTATTGTAGCTACCGCTAAATCTGTACCACTCTGAGAAATAGTACATGTAAAATCGCCACTAGTTATAGTTCCATTCTTAAAACAATGAGTTCTTAAAAATGGCATTGCTACACCTTGATGTTGAATACGTATAGTAGTCACTATCGGAGTTGCATCATTAAATTCATCATGTAATAAAAAACTCATTTTATCCCATCTGCTGTAAAGTCATTGACATATTATATAACTTATATGCACTTATACTTATAACTTTCATTATTGTAAACCTGCAATACATAGAAAAAACAAACTCACCATCTGTTGCACTACATCCTTCAGGATCTACTATTATCCAAATAGGAGTATGTTTTCCTACTTGATTTTGCATCTCTTGTATTAAGTCAAATTCGGAGACATTCATATGCTGAATAGTCCCACTTATTTGTTTATGTCTAGCCTTTTTATCTACGAATATTTGATTAAATTCATTAGCTCTAACTACACTACCATCTCTATTTGTATATCTAAAACTAGATGTGGAGAAGCCGTTTTCTAGGAATTGTAATTTGGCACCTAGAAAGATGTTGCTAACTTCTGTAAACGATCCAGTTCCAGTAAATTCTAGTTTCCAAAACCTAAATGCGGCAGCTGTAAATAACTTAAAGCCCACATTATTTTTATTGTTTAAATCTATAACTATTGGAGTACTTGAACTAAAATCTGTACTACCTGATCCATATATTGTTAATGCTGTAAATCCTAATCCAGTAACCGTAGATCCGGCTATCATAAAAGAATCTATAGTTCGAGTTACTAGTAAATCTACTTGTAATTCTACAGTATTTGTAGTTGATCTAAATACTTTAGTAGTTCTAGTATTTTTAATATTATTTATAGGAAATTGTGCATCTTCCGTTCCAGTGATAACACTAAGAGTAGAATCATCTACAAAATTTTCTGATAAAAAAGTTAACTTTGACATTTATCTACTTCCTATCACTATGCCGTTATCTACACCACGACTAACTGATCTAGCTATTTCTGTATCATCTGCTTGTAATACTATACTTACGTTTCCTATTGCTGCTACCACGGCTTCCACCATAGAGTCGTTAGATGCTCCTGAGGTACCTTCTACCTGAGTTTGACCATTAGCTATACTTAATAATCTACTTTGTTGAGATCTATTTATTATAGCTTCGCCAGAATTAACTCTTACAGGTACATTATCTCCTGTAAAGGAGTTACCTCCCACTATTCCTCCATCCTCAAATCTAGCCACACTAGCTACCGTAGAGGCAGCAATAGCTCCTAAAGCGAAAGTTGTACTGGTCGTAGTTAACGCGTTTAACTTAAGTGCTGCGGCTGCTACCGCTGCAGGTCCAAGAGGCCCTAAACCTATACCTGCTCCTGCTGCCACTATTCCATTAGCCGTTCGAGCAAGTCCGTCATTAATAAATACTTGAGCTACTGCGAATGCCTTCTGTAATGCCAGTGCTGCAAACTGATTATCACCTGTTAATGCCAATATAGCGTCTGCGCCCTGTTGTGCAGCACTAAGTTGGTTTCTATTTATCTCTTTATCTAAAGTCTTTTTTCTTGTGGCGAAGTCTTTTTGGAAGGAGAGCTTTTTCTTTTCTATTGCTAATTCTTTCTTGGCACCTATTTCCAAAACCTTTAATCTTTGTGTTTCAGCATCCTCTATTAATGCTGCCTTCTCAAGCTGCGCCTGAAAAGCTATGTCAAACTTACTAGACTCAATTGTAACTAATCGGTCTAACTCCTCCTGACTAGCTGTTGCATCAGATTCCTTGATCCTTAATTTACGTTCCTCTTCTAATAAGTCTTGCTCTGCTTTTAAAGCGTTTATATTAGCATTTAATTCAGCCTGTTTTTTAAGCTCCTCATCCGTAGATATAGGTTTATCAGGGAAGCCATTATCTTTAGGGATCTCTAAGTCTCGCCCAGGATCTAAGGTAGGGCCTAAGTCTGTTACTTTGGCTCCACCTGTAGGATCAACCTCAGCTCTTAATTTCATAGCGGCAGCTAGTTCTTCCTCTGCCTTTATATTCTTCTCTATTGCATTTCGTTGAGCATTTAGTTGGGATATTAGTATAAGTGTTCCATTTTGACCAAATGTTTTATACGCTGATTCTAAACTTTTTAATTTACCCTCTAGTCTCTTGAGAGCAGCTTCGTTAGTCTCTGTAGCACCTAATGAAAGATTTAAATCATCAACCATAATCTGTATAGCTGGAGCTATGTGGGCAAATGCATTAGCAGCCTTATTAGTCACTGTGTTAGATAATTTACGTGTACTAGACTCTAGTGTTCCAAAGGCCTTTGCAGCTTCTATATTAGTAGCAGTATTCTCACTAGCTCCTGTTGTGGCTAGATTAAGACCTTGCTCAACCTTATCAAATCTCTCGATCATCGGCCCGAGGACTTTGTTAATCTCATCACCAACTAACTTCATCTTACTAAGGGATATACTAGCGGTGCCTGACTCTTTATTTATCCGAGCTAACCCTTTGACGAAGGATAAGAATACACCTTTAGCATCATCTTGAAATGTTCTTCTAAGTTGTTTACCAGTTTGACCAGTAATTTTCTGTAATTCCTCAAATCTCGAGCCACCTAGTAGAATTACTTCTTCTATTTCTCTTAAAGACCTTCCTATAACAGATCCACCTAATTGCGCTTGAACACCTAATGCTTTTAAGGCTCCTGCAAATCCTAATACATCTGCTGCAGAGAACTTGAACTTTACAGTAGCTCTACCTACTTCATTAGCAACTCTAAGTATTTCTGATTCACTTGCTTCTAAATTGTTACCTACATTAACTAAAGCCGACCCTACTCTATCTATATCTTCAACAGTTGTAGTTGTCAGGTTTATTAATCGCGCTAAAGATATGGCAGCTTGCTCACTACTTACATTTGTAGTAGCACCTAACTTAGCAATAGTCTCGGTAAATTTCTTAAGGTTAGCTGATCCTCTAATTCCTAATTGACCTGCCACATTAGCTATACCCAGTAATTCTTTAGTGCTTACAGGTATGCTCGAACTAAGCTTCTGAATCTCCCTACCGAAAGATCCCAACTCTTTTTCAGATAAATTAGTTGTCTTACTTACGTTTACAAGCCCATTTTCAAAATCTATAAATGCAGCAGTTGAAAATTGTGTTAATTCTATTAATTTCCTTAGAACAACAAAACCTGCCCCAATAGCCAGATAGAATTTTACAGAAGCCTCGGCACCCGCCTTCTTAGAATCTGAATTCTTTCTGGTGGCCGATGTGTTATTATCTATAGCTTTAGCATTAACATCAGCAGACTTAGCAGACTTCTGGAAGGATTTAGATATTCCTGATTGATTCTTCTTCACTCTACGTTCTAGAAGCTCCAATCTATTGTTCAATTGATTTAAAGATTGCTCAAACGCCTTAGTTATGAGTTCAATATCAACGGTAACATCACCTGCCATTACTTACTAACCTTTTTCATCATCTCTGATTCATATTCTATTTTTAAACCATCTATTAAGGACACTATTTCCATAATCTTATTTGGTTGTCTATTTAATGTACCATCAAAAGGCATAACACCCTTACCCATAGCGTCTGATAAACTAAAGAAGTAATTCATATCTGCATGTTTATAATTACAAAAACATGAATGATATTCAATATTCTCGACCGTATACTTGGCTTCGACTTCATATTTATTACATCCATTTGCTTCGTTTATCATATGTCTTGCTTGCTCATAGTTAGTTCTTTTACTAAAATCTCTTACTTTCTGTTCACACCTAAATTTCTCATCCATAAGGTAATAAAAGTTGGCGTTTATTGTTACATACTCATATATACTCATCGTTGAAAGTTCTATTATTCGCTGACTTATATACTCCCATAGTGGATGTATGAAAAAATTCCCACTAGGGCTTACTGCTTTTTTTCTGACTCATCCTTAACAAAACTCACACCTTCTAGGTTTTCTTGAGTAAAAGGATCAGACAGTAAGTTATCATTAATTCCATTTAATAACTGTGAACAAACGCTTACTAATTTACCGTGATTTCCTAGGTTAAGTAGGTCGTCAACGCACGAATCAGTAAGATATCGGCTGTTCTTCTCATCAAACTTTAACTTGTAATTCTTTCCTTCACTATTCTTAATTCCTTGAATACCTTTGATGCCATACTTGAGGGCTAAGGCGGCACATTTCATTGCGGCTTCCATATTCCCATTCTGTGCTAGTAACATTTCTCTATTCAATTCTAATTTCTCTTTGAAAGAAAGAGGTGAAATGTCTATCACTAGATCGTCCACCTTAATTGCTATTGTATCATCAATGCTGTAAACTATTGTCTCCATAGTGTCTCCTTACTTATTGATTAACTAAAACTTACGTATATTTCTTCTTGTGATCCATCTCCGCCTCTATTAGCGTTATATGTAATCGTTTCTTGTAAAATTCCATCTTGATCAGCTTCACCTAATTCTGTAGTTAAACAGTTTGGAAGATAAAAACTAACAACATCAGAATATTCACCTGTTGTAGTGGTAGGAACATATGCTGTCCAAAATAATGAGAAGTTTTCAGTATTCTTAAACTTATCAAAGTTGGCAACACTATCATCCTGCTTATAAGGATTAATAGTTCCAGATACAGATCTCTCTGTAATTCTAGAAGATATCTTACCTGATTCAGAACACGTACTAGTAATAAATCCTAGTGAATTCTCTACGCTTACTGCTACTTCATTAACATCGATTAAATTGCCGTCTTGATAAACACATGCCTTCAAAATAACAGGAGGTAATGCTTGATCAAAAGCTGCTGTAAAAGGAGCTGCGGCTAAAGTTCTATCGAAGTCTAATCCTTCAAATCCAAAAGCTAAATCGGCTAATTGACCAGTAGTAAAGTTATTTAAAGCCATACTAGTACACTTAGCACCAGTTGCTATTTCTCTAACTGCATTTTCTACATACTTAGTTATTGAAAGACTTGGATGACCATCATTAGCAGTAGTATAAGTAGAATGCGCCATGATCTCAATACCGTCTACATAAGCTCCTGCAGGATCAGCTATTAGTAGTGAAACTTCAGTTTCGCCTACAGTGTTATTAACTGATTCAATCGGTGAACTATGATAAGCTCCTGCTCTCTTAGTAGTAATGATGTCTCCGATACTATATTTACTAGCGTCGGCATCAGCCAACCTAATAATTTTATCCGAATAAGCATTTCCACCTGAGTCGTCTGCATCACTCATGATAATAGCGGCTTCACTATTCTTAGCACCTAGGCAAGATTCTAGTAATGGACCGTACTCAGGCTCAGCACCCTCAACTCCATTTGCTTTCATCTCTACAGGAATAGTACCTGTTACGGACCTCATACCAGTTCTAGGTGTCGATTTTCCGATTGATGCGTTTAGATTGTTTCTATCTAGTAATTCTTTAGATGGAGTCATTTCTAACCCATCTGATAATGGCTGAATGAATGAAGTACCTGATGTAGGATCTACATGAGTCCCTGCGGTTACTTCTATTTCAACAGCTACGGTTGTATTTTCCTTTACGGTGAATCCCAAAACTTTCTCCTAGTTATTATAGTGGTGTTCTATACTTTATTGTTACTGTAAATGTTAAAGCTATTACATGATCATCTTCTAAATATGATGGTGAATCTAGTGAATAATCTCTGAGCGCAAATACCACTGCTGGACTTCCTGCTCTACTGTTCACTAGGTCTATGTATATATCAGAAGCTAAATCTTGTAAAGCTTGTGTCTTATTTCTTTTATCTATATCATCTGCTTTAGCCGTTGTAAAAAATCCGTCGGTTAAAGTAATTGAAAATGACTGGTCTACTGTTAATAATTTTAATGGTCCGGCTACTTCTACCCCAGATCCGGCTAATATCCCATATCTTTTATTAGCTGTCTTAAAAGAGTTCTTTTCGATCTCCGTAACATTAGTTAAAGGAGCATAAGCTAAACCTAAAAAGGTTCCTATACGCGCATCTAAATTTGTTGTTAAGTCAGTTATTATTCCCATTATCTCGGCATCTTGTTAGGTTGTATATTACTCTGTGACTCAAAAGGATCTATTTCCCCATCATCATTCTGATCTATTGATAATTGTGATAACCCATTAATTAAATTTGAGTATTCACCTCTATAAAATAATGATTTCTGATTCCAAACATCGTCAGGATCATCTGATAAGTTAAAGAATATTTTAGAAATGGCTAAATATGTTGCCGCCTGTCTAATCTCCTGTACATCTAGCATGTCCCAAGGAGTCAGTACTAGGTTACGACCATTTTCATTATCTCCACGCTTAATAAAACCTCTATCTCTAAACACTTGTACTACTTCATCCCTAGCCGCTTGATGAACTAGTATGTGACTTGATGCACCCTGTAAAAATGGCTCCTGATCAACACAATTTAAGATTCGCTTTAAATCCTGGTCATCGGCAAATATAATATTTAATCCATTAATAGTTATAGCTTCAGTACTTGTATCTGTAGTCATCTTATACCAAAAGGCTGTACCCATGCCAGATTCCGGCTCATTTTCTATATGAGTAGCATTAGTATCTTGTCTATCCCATTGAATGAATCCGCTTCTCTTAAGATTTCTAGTATCATCGTCAAAGTTATTTAGAGCCTCTGTACCACTAGCTATGAATCTCTGTAAATCTATATCTCCATCAATTGTACTAGCTGTTGCAAGATCAATATATAAAGTATTAATAGGCTTATCGTATCCAACATAAATTATGTCACCTGCTTTAAAGGTAAGGGTATAATCATCCCTACCGTAATCTACTACATCTCTAGAAAATTCTACAACGGCATTAACACCATCTTTGTAAAATAGTTTTAATTTATTCTTTGGATTAATCACCCTAACAACCTCATAATTGAATAAAGAACACCTAACAACAACCCTGTAGAGGATAATAGCTTAAGTACCTTTGATTTTAGTTTGTCTCCGAATAATTTACTTTCTTCTAATGTTGATATTCTTCCTTCGCCTTTAGTCAGACTTTTCTTAACTTCACTAACAGTGGACTCAATTACAGTCATCCTAATCTCTTCACGAGCATGCCTAGCAATATCTTTCTCACTCTTAGTTCGCTGCCTATCATCAATCTTAGAAACTAAATCATATATTAAATCTATTTTTTCGCTCATTTTTTAGTCCAGTCCCATATCTCTTTAGCACCTGTCTTCTTAGTTAAGGACTTTTTGATGTGATCTGTTTGTCCTGCCATTAAGAATATTAAATTTATGCTATATGCCATGACTGCTAGTGCTGCATTATTCTTTCTTGATACTCTAGCTCTAGCTATTCGGTGACTAAGTGTCTCGTCTGGATTACCACCTAATGATGTATTAAGTAATTGATCTAATGAGACTAATATATTAAATATGTATTGTAATATCATACTGTAGGTTCCTGTAAGTGAAAGTTACATTTAAAATCTACATCTATTATACCTGTAGATATATAAACCACTCTTAGAATCATGCCTGTAGGTAATAAGGGCGATATCTGTGGAGGATCTATTTTCTCTTGTTTTTGTCTATCACTATTAACATACCAAGTAGACCCAAACTGATTTACTACACCTAAAGTAGGATGTACTATTTGAAAAGTCATATGGTCTGCCCATGCGTGATTGTTTAAATATATTTCTACCGCATCTATATACGCATCTGCTGTTAATGTGTAATCTAAATTTGTTGTAGTAGTTTTTACTGCGGTGCCTGAAAAACCTTTACCATCAAAACTAAGAGAGGCATCTACATACATGCCTTTTATTCTGGTAACTGGATAACCTTCCGCGTCTAATTCGGCAAGGGCTTCTTCAGGATATGGTGTTCCATCATGGTTACTTATTAATGCTACAAGTGTAGTTATTTCCTCGGTATCTAAACTTGATTCAAAAGTTACAGTTAAAGTATCTCCACTAGTACCTATATTCCCTAATTGTTTTAGTATAGTACTAGCAGATATAGAAGCCATTAACTTCTCAGAATTCAACAACGAATTAGAAGTGTCTGTGGCAATGCTAAAACTATGCGCTGACATTAAGCTACTCTCCATAAAAGTATTGATAAATTAGCAATGGTGGCGGTACTTCCGCTTTGCTCGCTAAAATCGGTATCTATCTGATTTATTCCCGAACCTAAAGTTATAACATCACTCCAATGGTTCCATAATATCTGGTTAGTTCCTGTATCCGTAGGTTCCTGCTGATGAGTGAATAAAGTAACAGTATCATTTATTTGTACCCTAGCCCTAAAGTCATCACTAGTATTAGACTGTCTCCAACTATACTGAACTCTAATATAATAATCGCCTGCTGGTAATGATGTTGTATCAAAAGATGCTTTTTCAACGTAAGCATCACTAGTTGTTGAGGCAGATGCTAAGGATTCAAATCTCTGATATTCAGTTCCAAATAATGTTGCTGGACCAGTTGCTCCAGTGTTACCTTGGATACCTTGAATTCCCTGGTCACCCTGTATACCTTGATCACCTTGATCACCCTGTATTCCCTGTATTCCTTGAAGACCTTGAATCCCGTCATCGCCTTGAATACCCTGGATACCTTGAATACCTTGGGGTCCTATTACACCTTGTATACCTTGCGGTCCTACTAGTGTGTTTATAAAATCCTGTTCTGTTCCCGTATTACCTATATCTAACCAAGTTTCGTAAGAAGAGGTAATACCTTGAGGTCCTGCGTCACCTAAAACTGATATTGAATGAACTTCGTCCATTGCAACATCTATAGCGGTAGAATTATCTCCTTGACCTATATAAACATCGAAACCATTTACAGTTCTATTATCAACAAATACGTTAGTATCTGTATTACTACTCATATCATATAATTGAGCAGATATATTATAATTAGCATCACTAGCTACTGTTGTAAAAGTATAAGTATAAGTTCCTACCCCTGTTCTAACAACATTTAAACCTCTAGCTTTTAATATTGTTCCATTAGCATCTGTGCTAGAGAAGGCAAATAAACCAAATCCAGATACGCCTGCTGGACCTATAGATCCTTGAGGTCCAGTTAAAACATTACTCAGATCTAAAGGTAATCTTAAAGTGCCGGAATCATCAACCCAATCAATTACTTCTCCATCTTGATCTACGAACTGCAACTTAGAAGCATCATCTACTCCAGGATTACCATCGTGTGCGGCTATAGTTGAAGTAAGCTCTAATTCTTCTGCACCAGATAAATCTATTCTAAATTCTATTTCTAAAGCATCTGCATTAACATCTAAGCTAATGCCTTGTAATGCTATTGTAATATTTTCATTAGACTGGATAGCTTTTGAAAGCTTATCACTTGCAACCACTCCATTTAAAGTGTCAGTAGAAATAGTATAATTAAATATTGTTGCCACTAACCTATTACCTTAGCTATTGTTATACCTGTAAATTGTATTTTACCTGTACCACCATCATCTGTTTGTCCAAATCTAACTCTGATTTGTATTACAGTGGGAGAAGTTATATCTACTATATTAAATCCAGTTCTAAGTTGAAACTCATTTGCAACACTTAAACCATCTCTAACATCAACCAATTCTATCCAAGAACCTGAAGTACCTTCTCTATATTGTATTTGTAAACCTACTTGCTTCTCTTTATTACTTTGACCTATCTGACTTGAATGATCTATCTTGTATTTACCTATAGGAAGTATGGTTGTAGTCACAGGAAAATTATTTCTAGATACCCAACCATTGCTAGTAGTAGTTTGTATAGGATCTTCACTGAAAGCCTGGAAGGAAGTACTTTCCTCCTGGCTAAAAGTTTTTAATTTACCGGACTCTAGTCCTATAGGTCTAAACGCCATATTATAATTGTACGCAGTCGTCAATATCGGTGTTAATTTCATTATCATCAACATATGAACCTAATAATTGATGAATTGACCCAATATCTACAGCAGGATCTAATGGGGTTGTTACTGCACTTCCGGCTGTCCCTAAATAAGCTCTAGTTCCGGCTGTTGAAGCCGGAGCGGCTGTATTAGGACCTTCAAAGAATACTGTTGCGTTAGCGGCTGAGGCGAAAGCAGCAAGTACAAATCCATGTGCTTCTCTACCATTTGAATTATCGGCCAGTCTTACTTTAACAGTTCCGGTGTCATCAAAAATATTAACATAATCACCAGCAGATAAAGCTTCACTAGCCTCTGCTATCTTTACGTCTGGTCCAACTCCTACTGGTAATACTGAAGGATCTAATTTCCCTGTACCATCTAGAGCTACTATATCTCCTGCTTCTCCGACTCCTGTACTAGCTACAGTAGCTTCTGTCATTTTATCTTTTCCATTTGCGAGTGTTTTATACCTGTCTGCCATTTCTTCTCCTAAAGTATTGTTAAATTATCTATATCTATGTAAATTGCACCTGCACCTAATGATCTTCCTATTGGAACACTATGTCCTGTGATAGGTGGAACATCTGTAATGGCTCCATTGTTTCCTAAGAAGAGGCAGACATTAACGGCAAAAGTAAAGCTAGCATCTGAGATCTGCCCAAATGTTAATACTGTTAACTCATTACCTATGGTTGCTGAAGTGACACTTATACCTATTGTTTGAGCATCATTTAGTAACTCTTTATCGGCGATTTCTATATTAGTAGTATTCACCATTGTAACCATCTTTAAAGCACTTACATTTTCAGAAGCTACATAGGCTTTCTGTAAAGTGCCGGGATCTATTATATCCCCAATTAAATCTAGAAGCCCTGTAGTAGGGTTAAACTGTAAACTCATACTCGTTCTACCGAGGAGATGAACTTCTTATTAGCATTGGTATATATTACCGTTATGGTGGCTGTAGTAGCTCCACCTGATCCACCTGCCTTATATTCATATACTTCAGTTAAAGTATTAGGAAAACTGGCATCTATATAATCAAAAATTACACCATTTAACAAAGATCCCGATAAAGGGTTTGTTGGTATAGGGTTATTCTGGTCATTATTTATTTCAGACACGGTATTAACAGCTACATCACTATTACTATCCTCAATAAATTTATTATCTTCATTGTCAGTTCTTATTGGTGATTTAGCTGTCATTATGCCTCTATCTCATGATCTACCTTACTCAATCTACGATGATCAAAGTAATACCATGCATACCATTTACTACCTTCCTTACTAATAAGGTAATATTTGAATTCCGAATTCCAATTAGAGTTATTTTTCCTCATGGCTACGGTTAACTTGTCTGGTGAGTTAGCTACTAGGAATCGAGGTGAATGTAATGAATTTCCTGCTCCGCTAATAACAACTCCAAGGACAAAAAAAGAGAGAGCCGAAGCTCTCTCGCTAGTTTATTATTTATTAAGCACCTGTGGTATTGAAAAGTACAGTACGTTTTCCAGAATCTAGAACCTTAACACCATATTTACCACGAATAGAGATGAACTCTCTACCTTGACGACGAACTTTCTCTTCGATAAATTCGACTTCTTTCTGCATACCATAAGCTAGGGCAGAACGATGATAAGCAATCATTTCGTCAGCAGTAGCATTAGTAGTATCAATCATTCTGAAACCAAAAAGCTGAGCAAATTCACCATTAACTAAAGCAGTGTTGCTACCAGATTTTGAGGCATCTTGAATTTCTGTTTTTGCTAGTAAATGAATTTTAATAGCAGGAGCCATAACCAACCATCTATCAGACTTAGGCACATTAGCCTCATCTAAAAGAAGTTGACATGTTTGAATATCAGCTAGAGATGGTCTAGTGTTTGTGACTTCACTAAACTGTCTAATATGATCTGGACCAGCAGCAGAAGCTAACTTAAGCTCAGCATAAAGATCACTTTCAATTTCGTCAGCCATAACTTTAGGAGCAGCAGCCAAATAAGCAGATTTAAGATCTACCATTGACTCAATATCCCCAGCTTCAAAAATATAATCTGGAACTTCTTTAAACTTATCAAGAAGCATAACATCAGCAGTAACGCCAAATCCAGAAGAAACTTGATCTGTCCCATCTTGTTTTACATCTAAAGCAGCAAGACCAGAAGTACGAGGAATCGCAACTGATTTTCTACCTTTCTTAATTTTACTTGTTAGATCATTAATTGTACCGACAATCACAGCTTCCGCTGATAGGTACTCTTGAACGTCTTGAAACAGAATGTCCTCTAGGGAAACATCTGCTACACCTGCACTATCTAATGCCATATTCTAAATCCTTTGTTATTATCGATTCTTAAGTCGATCTTTTACTATATTACGTTTCGCTTCTTCGCGTTGTGCTGTATTCATTTCTGTCGCAGATCTCGGCTGTTGTAATATGTTGGATTGTTGGTTAGGTGCTTGACTATTAATTCTAGCTGAAGGTGATGAGGCTAATACTAATTCAGGAAATTGTTCTCTAAATCTATTAGCTTCTAATTTAACAGAGTTTTTATCTACACTGCCAGTATCTTCATCTATAACTACATTTGATAAATCAATAAAGCGAAAGTATGCGTTGTTACGAAGACCACCTAGTTCTTTTTCCACTGCTCGTCTCTTATGATCATCTACTAGGGCCTGCTCTTTTTGTGTAATTTCAGTTTTTACACTTTCTAGCTCGCCTAGAGTGTGTTCGTACAGTTTCTTATACTCTTGTTTTTCTTCCAACTTCTGCGTTTCTGCCACTTTAACTTGACTTTTCATTGCATCTAACTCATCCATCATTTTACGCATCTTATCTTGATCCGCTTTTCGTTGGTTGAGAAGTTTTTCATGGTTCTTGTAAGAAACTGACTCCTCCTTAGGTTCCGATACAATCGGCTCTAATTCTGGCTCTACGCGGTTTTCAATGATTGGCTCAATGATATCAGCGTTTACGTTGTCTCCGTTCTCACTCATGAATTCTCCTTTAGGTCACAAACCTTAATTGGTTGCAGTTACAAACTACTATGTATATACTATATTAAACAATGTTTGGCTATTTTAGGTTTTTTATCTGTTTTCTAACGATTTCAGCTACTTGCAGACGCACTTTTTTGTTGACTTTCTTTATTTCGGGACCTGTGAGGAACAGAAATGGCCTTGCTTCTGAGACAAATGCGGCAATTTTAGCGGATCTATCTGTTTTCATACCTATAAATATCTTCCCATCTAAGATGATTCCATCAAGATCAGTTTCAATCATCGTACTGGATTTATGTAAATTGGACTTATTCTTACTAGCATTAGGCCCTAAATCAAATCTGGATCTGGCTTTCTTATAACTTTTGGATAGCTTAGTAAACTTTTCCCTGCGCCTACCATTAGCTCTAACACCAAATCCGGCTGTAACCCTAATCTTAATCATATCAACTATGACGTTTTTAAGATCAGTCATATTTTCCTTATTAGTTATCTCTTTAATTACATTCTCAAGAGCCTTCTTAAATTTAGGTATAAACTTATCTAGCTTCATTGATATAAATTCTCCAAGTACCAAGCTACAATTACTTCTTCAGTCCAACCAATGAAATTCATAGATGTTAAAGTTATAGCAATTGCCTTCATAGGATCTTTCTCATGATCATATAACACTATGAATCTCCTAGGATTCTGTTAAAGATAGCTCTAGCCTCTCTTTGTACTCTAGTCGATAATTCATTTTCGGCAGGAGTCCTTTTCTTGACCCGATTAATAAGTTTATTCAGGTCATCAGAGGTTATTCCTAGAAAATCTCTATCGGGTCGCACAAATTCGGCTCGTTGATTCTCCTCAGTGCCATTAGGATAGCCAACCACTAGGCTACCTACGGCATGAGATAATACTTCTAACTCTATAAGCATATCACCAGATAAGGTTAAGTTGACCTTACTGGTTTTATTGAATGCTTTATACGCTTCTGATTCTTTATACGCAGTAGAGTAGGGCTTAAAAGGTATATTATTTTTATCTAATCCTCTCTCAGATCTTTTAACTATAAAATCTACGACATCTTGTCCTAGTAATTGCCGTCCTATGGCATCTATATCTGGAGGAATTGTAATTGTTATTTTCTGCTGGGCCATTTTATTTACTCAGGATGTTAATAATTGTTATATATGCCATTGGCACTGCCACTATTAAAGCCGCATGAATTACATCTATGTTATTCAATAACATCTTCAATATCCTCTTTAGGAGGCTCAATCATATTCATTGCTATTTCCCTCTCACTTTCAATTTCGGCTAGCAACTCAGATATCTGTGTATCAGTTAAATCAGGGTTAGCCCTAGAAACGGCTCGTCGTTTACTGGTCATTCCTTCATTAAGTTTCATTGCTTCAATTCTAATTATCTTTTCTTCATCTATGATCGCTTCTTGTGGCTGATATACAACATTAACATTTACATCACCACTAAAGGTTCTCTTCTCAGTTATCTGCTCACCTGAAGTAATCCAAACATTATGAATAATACTCATCATCTTCCAGAAAGACCATTCAGCCTGCTTATAAATCATTTCTTGTTCACCACGCACGGCACTAGCGTCTGACTCATCTACGATCTTAGAAATACCAGATGCAATATTATCAGAATCTAGTTCGCCAACACTAGCGGCTCTAAGTCCTTTAGTATCTAGCCAGATCTGTATCTGTGTTTTAATTAATTGTAATGTTTCATTAATATCTACTTCAGGTTTAATAGTTCCTATAGATGCTTGTTTATTATCTTCACCTGTTTCTGATACCTCAGATTTAATATGCCATATAGCATCTGGGTTAGCTGA